CTAATGCCGCGCAGTTCTCTATGCTCACCGGCACGCATCTGAGTGGCGCGGGGATTTCTCCGTTCAACCTCAACCTAAACGCGGATGGCGCGCTCACCTCGGGCACGAGCTACGCCTTCGCCGGTATCTCGGTGAACAGCGACAACGTGCAGGCCGGCGGGACTGGCCCAGGCGGCCTCATCTACCTGAATGTGTCCGGTGTTACGTCGGCGGGCCTGGGTGGCACCAGGGTCGGCATCCAGGGGCGGGTTAATGTGACGACCACCACCGGGAACACGGGCGGCCAAGGGGGGATGTACGTCGGCGGCGCCTTCTACGCCATCGGCACCGTCAACGACAACGGCGTGTCGGGGGTTGGTGGCTCTCGCGGATCGCTGATGGCGCTCAATACTATCGTCCATACAGTGCCTGGCGCCACATATTATAGCGGCATTTGCTCTGCCGAGTTCGATGTGAACAGCGAGGGGCCGGGGATCAGTTATCGTGAGGGCATCAAGATCGTGCTCGGCGGCAAGGATAACTATCGTGGCGCCTTGGCCGATTATGCCATCGCTTTCGGCCAGAACGAAGATGCGTCTGGCCTGCGGCCGGGATGGGCCAATTGCATCACGTTCGTGTCGCCGCTCGCCGTCAGCCCGTGGCGCTCGGACAGCCAGCTAATCGGCACGTTGCAAGACATTCACGGTGGCACGGCGTTCGTGGCGGATCGCGGCGTCGACTTCCGTAACTTCACGTTCACCACCGCGTTCCTGATGAGCAAGGGCTTTCAGGTGGACGGCGCGGGGAAAGTTTCTGCGGCTGCGCTGGCCGTGACCGGTGCTACGACGGTAAACACCCTGACTGCGTCTGCCGGTGTCAGCGCGCAGAGCGTGACCGCGACGGGCGCGGTCAACGCGCAGTCCGTGACCGCGACGGGCACGGTCACCGGGCAAACCCTGCACGCTAATCAGGATTTGACGGTCGATCGCAATGTGGCCGTGACGGGCGGCTTGGGCGTGACCGGCTCGATTACTGCCGGCGTCAACATAAGCGCCACTGCCGGGGTGTTTGCAGAGAACGGTAACATAGTGATCGGCCCTGGCGGCGCCGGCCGCATCATGCAGATGCAAGCGGGTTGCTACTTCGACTTTGGCACTGGCACCACCGACATGATCTGGACCAACAACAACGTCCAGGTCTGGGTGATGCGTGGATCAGACGGCGCGGTCTATAACAACGTGAACTGGGTCGGCGGGCACGGTGCCTATCGCGACGTGTCCGACGAGCGCCTGAAGACCGACATCACGCCTGCAACCGTGGGCCTGCCGGAAATCCTCGCGATCGACCCGATCAACTTTCACAGGCTCAGCCCCGACGGCCAGACCTACCCGGAGGAGGAAATCGGCTTCTCCGCGCAGAACGTCCAGCCGATCATCCCCGAGGCGGTGACGGTGACCGGCATCGGCCTGCCTGACGCGCTGGCGGTGGCCAGCGAGATGATCCTTGCAGCGGCAGTGAACGCCATCAAGACCCTCAACGACCGTGTCGTAGCTTTGGAGGCCACATGATGCCTATCGAGCAGAACACTCAGATCAGCGTCACCCTGAACGCCACGCAGTGGAACCTCGTGCTGCTCCAGCTGGCGGAGGGACCCTATCGCGTGGTTTCCCCCTTACTGAACACGATCCAGCAACAATGCATGGCCTATGAGAGCGCGCCGGAGCAGCCGGACGCCAAAGTCATGCCGTTCAGCGCGGCGGAGTAAACCAAAATGGCCCTTCCCGTGTTCGCGCCACCGCATCCAATGCCGGTGTTCCGCGTGCTGAAGACCGCGTATCGCGCCTACCTCGCGAGTGGCAACGCCGCCTCGATCGACGTGCCGGCGCCGCCCAACCAGGCGGCGACCGCCGCCACCACGGTCGCGGGGACAATCTATGTGGATCGCGGTGTCCCCCTCCCGGCCACCGTATCCGTGGCGCTGTGGAACAACGGCACGCTCAAGGCCACGCAAGTCGCCCCTGTGAACCAAACGACTGGCGCCTACACGACGACGTTTCCCGCTAACACCTTAGTCGCGGGGGTGGCCTATTCAGTGGTTACGTCGGCTTCTCCTGTGGAGACCACAACCTCGACCAGCTTCAACGTCACCTGAAAGGAGCCCCACTCCCATGAGCGGAACCAACTCTCCTGTCGACGAGCCTCCCGGCGCTGATGGCGTGCAGCCGCCGAACGCGCCCGACCTGCCGCCTGTCCCTGATTGGGGACCCGGTGAGAACCCGCCGGGGACCAATCCCCCCGTGGACCCGCCGGTGGACCCCGCGACGGTGCCTGTCCCCGGCAGTGTCCCCACCTTCGATCAGGGCGGCGAGGACCCGGCGACCGTCCCGTGACACCGGATCAGGCTCGCTACGAACTCGTCCTGAAAAGGCTGATTGCCGTGCTGGCGGCGCATGACGAAATGCTCGCCTTCACCCGCCTCATGATGCCGACGCCCGGCGAGCCTGATGACCCGGACTTCTCCCGCTACGAGGTTCAGCGCTTCCACGCGGTGATCGCCGCCGCGCTCGAAGAACTCGATGCCGGGCGCTACAAGCGGTTGATCATCTCACTGCCGCCGCGGCACGGCAAAACCCAGCTGGCCAGCAAGATGTTCCCGGCCTGGTTCATCGGGCGACACCCGCATCTCTCGATGATCTTCGGCACCTACAACGAGAAGTTTTCCCAGGACATCGGGCGCGCCGTCCGCGACATCATGGTGTCCCCCGCCTACGCACAGGTGTTCCCCGCGGCCCAGCTCAAGGTGGATAGCCAAGCCTCCGACCGGCTGGAGACCACGCAGGGCGGTGTCATGGCGTTCGTCGGCCGCGGGGGCACCACCACCGGGCGCGGCGGTGACGTATTGGTTATCGATGACCCGCTGAAGGACCGCCAGGAAGCCGACAGCCCGACCATCCGCGACACGCTCTGGCAGTGGTTCACCCAGGTCATCGCCTCGCGCCTGATGGATCAGTCCGGCCGCATCATGCTGATCCAGACACGGTGGCACCAGGACGACCTGGTGGGGCGTCTCACTGATCCGCAGAACTCCTACTATGACCCCGGCGAGGCCGCCGAGTGGAAGGTGATCGACCTGCCGGCGCTGGCGATGGACAAGACCGATCCGCTGGGTCGCAAGCCTGGTGAAGCGCTCTGGCCCGGCCGTTTCGGACGTAACTTCTTGCTCGGTTTGCAACGGCGCGACGCGCGGGGCTTCTCGGCGCTCTACCAGGGCAAGCCCTCGCCCGCCGGCGGGACGTTCTTCAGCGCCAAGTGGTTGCAGACCTACAAGCCGCACGAGCTGCCGGGCAATCTGCGCTGCTACGCGGCCAGCGATCACGCGGTGTCGCTCGAACAATACGCCGACAAGACCTGCCTCATGGTGGTCGGTCTCGATGACGAAGAGAACATTTGGGTGCTGCCGGACTGTGTCTGGCGCACCATGAACGCGGAACAGACCGTCGAAGCCATGCTGCGCATGATGAAGCTGCACAAGCCCTTGTTCTGGTGGGCGGAGCGCTCGCATATCAGCAAATCAATCGGTCCCTTCCTGCGCAAGCGGATGCTGGAGACCGGGACCTTCTGCTCGCTCATCGAGATGCAGCCGATCGCGGACAAGCAGACCCGCGCGCAGTCGATCCAGGGCCGCATGAGCATGGGCAAGCTCCGCTTTCCCGAGCGCGCGCCCTGGTGGATCGCCGCGCGTGACCAGCTGCTCAAGTTTCCCTTCGATCAGCACGACGACTTTGTGGACACGCTGTCCTATGTCGGGCTCGGGCTGACACTTCAGGTCGGCGCCGGTGCGCGCAAGCGCGATCCTGAGAACGTCGAAGGCACGTTTGGTTGGCTGAAGCTGCAACGCGACCAGGCTGAGCGCGCGGTGAAGCAGGGCTTCGCCACAGGAGGCTGGTAAGATGTGTTTCTCGGTTCTCTGGCTGGTCCAGACCCTGGTTTGGATCGTCGTGGTTTGCGGCATCGTCGCCATCGTCCTGATCCTGCTGCCAATCGTGCTGGGCTGGCTGGGCTGGGCCGGCACGATTGCCATGCGGGTCATCCGCATCATCGTCGCGGTCATCGTCATCGTGGCGCTGATCTGGCTCTGCTACGACCTCTTCGTCTGCTTCGGCGGCGGCGCCCCTCTCAGGACGCATTAGGTGAGTGGTTTTCAACAGGCACCGCCAACGGGCTACCCCGGTGCGGGTATGGGAGCACCGATGCCGGGGATGGGGGCGGGAGGCATGGCGCCTGCACCCCCAGAACCGCCGCAGGACCATGTCTCCCGTGACCCGCCGAACCCGCCCGAACCGC